AATCGTAAGTTAATTGAAATCAATCAGAAGCAAGAAGGAGATAAACAATGAGTTCAATTATTGCGTTAGTCTACATCTCACAAAGCGAGCTATGGACGGTTAATCCTCTTTACACTGAGGAATGGGTTCAGCATAACCCACAGCAGCTAGAAGCGGTGTTATATGACCTTGGAATGGATGTTAATCAACCATATGAAGTTCAGTTCAATACTCACCGTAATCGGTTCGGGAATATCAATACTTGTACGAGGTTCGTTGCTAATGAACGCTTAGACCAAAAGTGGATCGAATCAGAGTACTCCAGCCAAGAGGCTAAGGATAAATCAAGCGGGAATAATTTAGTCAAGGACTTATATTCCTTGCGTGGAATGACAGAGTAAATAAAGGAAAATATGCAAGTAACAAAACGTGATGGAACTAAAGAGCAATTCGATACCCTAAAAATTAAGCAATCAATCGCTTACTCTTGTGAAGGAGTAAACGTCAATCCGCTTGAACTAGAGAGTCGTATTGACTACTTCATGAAGAACGGTATTAGCACAGCAGATATTCAGGCTAATATTGTCCAACATGCTCTCCAGTTAGCTACACCAAGTACGCCCGAATGGTTAACCGTAGCCGGTCATGCGTTTGCTATGGATGAGCTTCATGCGTTCAAGGTCAAGGGTAAAGGGTTCGCTGATCTAGTGAAGCAGAATTGTAAGAACGGTCTTTACACTAAAGACTTACTCAAGTTCTATTCAAATACTGACTTGGTAGCACTTGAGGGGTTAATTGACTATGAGCGTGACTTGGCACACTCTTATGCTTCGCTGCTTACTGGTAAAAAGAAGTATCAGAATAAGAACGAACTGAATCAACATATGCACATGGTTAATGCTATGCGCTTCGGTCAATTTGAAGATGAGGGTAAACGATTAGAAGTTGTTAAACAAATTTACGATGTTTTGTCTAAACGTGAGTTTAGTCTAGCTACACCATTCATGCTTAACTTGCGTTCTGGTGGTAACACTGCTTCTTGCTTTATTCTAGCTGTAGAGGATGATCTTGGTAGCATCTTTGACAATGTTAAGCGTGTAGCCGAGATCAGTAAGAACGGTGGAGGTTTGGGCATCTTCTTGGGGTATCTCCGCGCTAAAGGCTCATCAGTTAATGGGAATAGTAATGCAGCGGGTACTGTGGTACAGTGGGTCAAGATTCTGAACGATACACTTGTAGCTGTTAACCAAGGTGGGCGTAGGGCAGGTGCTGGCACTGTAGCCCTCCCGATCTGGCACAATGACATCTTAGATTTCTTGGATATGCAAACTGAACACGGCGATCAACGCATGAAGGCATATGATGTGTTTCCCCAAGTGACAGTACCTGATATTTTTATGGAGCGTGATAAAGAGAATCAACCTTGGGTAACTTTCTGCCCATTCGAGGTAAAGCACAAGCTAGGGATTGATATTCGTGGAATGTACGGAGAAGAATTTCGAAAAGCTTATTTGATTATTGAAAATGCGGTTCTTGCAGGTAAACTAGAAGTTACGCGAATTATTCCAAGTGCTAAAACTCTCATGAAGCAGATTATGCGTTCACAGTTTGAAACAGGTCTTCCGTATATTGCTTTCACTGATACAATAAATGAAATGAACCCTAATAAAAATGATAAAGAGTCTTACGGTATTCCAACATCTAATCTTTGTACTGAAAGTTACTCTAATGTAAAGCCAGATAAGTACAGCCATGTGTGTAATCTTGGCTCTATCAACTTAGGTAATATTCGGGATATGCAGCATTTATCTCAGGTGTCTCGCTTGGCCTGTCGTATTCTTAATCGTGGAGTTCAATTGACAAAAAATCCAGATGCTACAACCGAAGCACATAATAAGCGTTATCGAACAATTGGGCTGGGCGTGATGGGGCTACATGATTACTTTGCTAGGGAGTTTACCGGATACGAAAACAAAGCATTGATTGCAGATATCTTTGAGTGTATTGAATATAATGCGGCACTTGAGTCCATCACCCTGACAGAAGAGCTTGGTGTGTTTGAAGCGTTTGAGTTCTCTGAATGGAAGAATGGAAATATTACCAAACGGTTTAAAGGGTTAGGAAATGGTAAATACGATTGGGACAAAGTTCAAGAACTGATTGATATTCATGGTATCCATAACAGTCAATTGACAAGTCCAGCACCGACTACCTCCACCAGTATTTACCAAGATGCTTCTGCCTCTGTTCTACCTATCTATTCTGCGTTTTTTAGCGAGGATAATAAGAATGGTTCTTTGAAGGTTGGTGCTAGGTTCTTGGCTGAGAATCCAATTGGATATGGTAAGACGCAAGCTAAGTTCAGTGCTGTTGAGATTATTGACGCTGTAGCTGAGATGCAAAAATTCGTTGATACTGGGATTAGTATGGAACTGATCTTTGATCAGAACAAGGAGAATTTCTCAGCTAAGGATTTGTACAATGCAATCCATTATGCTCATGAAAAAGGAATTAAGACTATTTACTACATCAGGTCAGTAAAACAAAAAGAAAATTCAGAGGAAGCTTGTGTAGCCTGTGCAGGATAAGTGATACAATAACCCCAGTCTAACCCACTGGGGTTTATTCATTAAAGAAAGAATTAAAGATGGAAAATCAAATTGAATTAAAACAACGTCTAGTCTTCAACGAACTAGGGAACGACAATACAGAAGAACGAAAGTTAATTGGAGGTAACAGTACCGGCATTGCTAACCTGAACTCTGTGAAATACCAGTGGGCGAGCAAGCTTTACAAAGTCATGCTGAATAACCACTGGATTCCTGAGAAGATTTCACTAGTGGAAGACAGGACTACAATTAAAGAACTGACTGAAGATGAATTGGCAGCCTTCAAGAACACACTATCATTCTTGGTTGCACTTGATTCGATGCAGACTGCTGCTCTCCCTAAACTTAGTGCATATGTCACAGCACCAGAAATATCTGCTTTGTTTACGTTACAAGAATTCCAAGAGTTGATTCACTCGCAATCTTACCAATATCTACTGCAAGAATTATTCCCCAGTACAGACCGTGAAGAAATCTATGATTACTGGAGGACTAACCCACTGTTGTTACAGCGCAACAAAAGTATAGCCGGTAAATATCAATCATTTTCTGAGAAAGCAACAAAGCACTCCTTTAAGCAAGCAATAGCCGCTGATTTTGCATTAGAGGGTATTTACTTTTATAACGGTTTCAACTTTTTTTACCAGTTGGCTTCTCGAAATAAGGTATCTGAGGTAGCTAAGATGATTCGTTATATTGAAAATGACGAGGCTACCCATGTTGCAATGATGACCCATATTATCAAGGAGTTATTTGATCTAGAGAACGAAGAAGACCGTAGGATATTAACAGAGACATTAACCGAAGCAGTAGAGCAAGAGATTCAATGGGGGCATGAGGTTTACGGTGATCGTATCCTTGGTATGTCTAAAGCCTCCACTGAACAGTACGTTAAGTTCTTAGGTAATAAACGAGCAAAAAGCATAGGGTTAGGTGTACTCTACAAAGGCTATAATAAAGACCCATATGAATACTTGACTACGGAGAAACGAGAAAACTTCTTTGAAACAACAGTAACCGAGTACTCACAGAGTTCAGCAGTTACTGGTTGGGATGACTTTTAGCATCCTTTGTGCTATAATATAACTTGAGTAAAATCAGCAGTCTTCGGACTGCTTTTCTCGTTTATTATTTACAAAGGATGCAAATGGAAGATACAAATTACTGTGTTTATCTACACAGGAGATCAGATAATCAAGATATAATTTACGTAGGAGAGGGTAGACCCACTAGAGCAAACAGTCTAGGTAAATGTGCGTTTAGAAATAAAGAGTACAGTAGAATAAGAGAAATCACAGATATCTACTGTGAAATACATACCAAAGACTTGACAAAGGTTCAGGCAGAAGAACTTGAAGAATATTTAATTTCTGAACTTAGAGCAGAAGGCCACCCGTTGACTAACAAGAATAAACGGGCAACAAATGCTAAAGTTTATTTAAAGGAAGAATACTGTGATAAATTCTACGTTGATCCCACAAGCCCTAGCGGTTTACGTTGGACAATGGATAGATTTACTCTTGGAGATAGAGGCACAAAGTTAGTAAGTAAAAATGATTTAGCTGGTTGTAAAAACAAACTGACAGGTTACTGGACATACATGGGTAGGATGTGCCACAGAATCGTTTATGCACTAGTACATGGGGAGTGTCCATCACAACTTACTATTGATCATATAGATAGTAACAAGGATAATAACTCAATAAGCAACTTACAACTTTTATCAAGGGGAGATAATTCACTAAAAAGTCATGAAGGAAGAGTTTACCCTCAAGGTGAGGACTCAATTTCCTCAAAGGTAACAAAAGAGGAGGTCTTGAACATTTACAAGATGTTTGAAAATTATGCCACAAACGAGGAAATTGGAGAGGCTTATGGGCTACACTCCCGTTACGTATCCCTTTTACGGCACGGTAAACGCTGGAAAGAATTGTACGAAGAGTACGGTTGTAAATTTAAACAGTCAAGTAAAGAGGTTAGTGTCACTATTGATCAAGTAAGAAATGTGTTAGAATTGTTGTCTACCAAAAACAATCTTGAGATTTCAATTATCACAAAAGTAGAAAAAAGTACAGTGTCTAGGTTAAGGCATGGTAAAGCCCTAAAGAAGTTAGTGGCAATAGTTAATGAACAAAACGAAAGGAAATATGAAAACATTACTAAAATTTGAGGCTCCTTGGTGCAACGGTTGTCGAGTTCTATCCAATCTACTCAAGGACATTGACTTGACTGGAATCGAAGTAGTACCTATCAACATCGACGTAGATACAGCGAGTGCTAAAGCGTATGGTATTCGAGGATTACCAACAATTGTCCTCCTTGATATCACAGGTGAAGAAATTAAACGAAAGAGCGGAGCAATGAATTCAATTGAACTCAAAGTATTCTTGGAGACTTCATGACACCAAAAGATATAGTAAAAACAAATGACTACTGTGCATTCTGTATTGAAAGTACAGAAATTTGGAAGAATCTAGAAAAAGCAGTAGAAAGAAATATATCCAAGATAGAGCAAAGAACTAAGTGGGATTCATTCTGTAGTTTCATTAAGCTACAACCTATTCCTACCGAGGATGAAACTTCAAAGCAATTACAAGTTATCTCAATTAGACTAGATACACTCTTAACTGAATACTACAGGACTCAGTATTACAGCATGTACTCCTTTGAGTCAATTGAGATTCATCCTAGTCTTAGAGATGCTTTCTTTAGTTGGAGCCATGATAAGCTAAAGAGTCAAATGGATATTCATTAAGTGTAGGTAGCAAGTAGAAACAGAATCCGATTCCTTTGGATTCGTCATAAAGAAAACCCCTAGATACCTTTAGTGGCGTCTAGGGGTTTCTGCTTTGTGGTAATGGTATTTCTACGTAGGATTGATTTAGAGCCTCTGTAGTGCTTTTAAATGCACCATTGGTATGGTTGTATTCCTTTGTGCCTTAAAGATGCTCCTGAGTGATCCTAGAGGCTCTAAAATAGCTCATGGAACGTATTATTTACTGTTGTGCTTCAGTACAAAAGAATCAATACTTACTTTAGCATCATCGTACTGTCTGTAGCACGAGTTCAAGTAAACTTTTAGTTCTTCGGTTCTTTGAGCATACTCTGCAAGATCAATTGCATCTTTTCGTAGTAGTCCGTTGTTAAGAATACTTCCGGTGCTTTCTGAATCTCTGGAATATCTAATGAGATTACTTTCGCCGGAGGAATCATTGGTGGTACTGGAGGGTTGTGCCCGCACCCACTCAAGAAGATTATTGTACTTATTAGTGCTATCTTGTAATGCATTCTGTTTCTCCTTTATGGTCTCTTTTGTTTTATTATCAAGAACCTTTTGGTTCTTATCTTGGTCTGTCTTTAGGTCATTTAGTCTCTGAGCGTAAGCATCGTTGATTTCTTGTGTTCTAGTCATCACAGCAGAATTAACTGCTGAAGTCACTTTATCTTCGTGCCATGACTTAGCGCCTAGGACTAACGCTAGAATTAACGCAACTATGATTACTGCTTGATAATACCAAGACATTGTTTGTTCTCCTGTACTCTACGGTTAGTCAATCCACGTAAGGGTTTACCTTGAAATTTATCCCATTTAAGAATCTCTTGGCAAGCTCCAGCGTAATCATATTGATTCAATCGTTTTACTAAAGTGCTATTGCAGAATGCACTTGTACCTATATTGAAACTCAATGAAACATAAGCATCGTACTCGTACTGCCATAAGGGTACTTTGATACACTGCTTGATTTTACTTTCGAACCCAAGGGATGTATTCTTGAGTAATACAGAGGCACGTTCTTTAGTGATAACATCCCCCATTTTTACAGGGGTTCCATCTTCGTAGAAAGTACTCCCGTTTCCAATGGTAGGGACGTCTTGAGGCACTGGTCTGTACGCTTGTAGTTTTAATCCTTCATGACTGGCAATACCTCCTAGACCTGCTACGCTAAGAACCAAAGCAGCTATCTTAGTTCTTGTGTTAGTTTCCATTACATTACACCAATGAATTTAGCTAATAGAACCACAGCAGCACTAGCAGCAGTCCATACAGCAGCGATTACCCATTTAGCTACAAGTTTACTCATAGGTTGCTCTTTTTCAAGGGCATCTACTCGTTGTTCTAAAGTAGTGTGTCTGAAGTCACTCTTCTCTAGGTTAGTCAAAACTCTAGCATATGCTTCATTCATGTGTGATTGCCGTTCTTCAATAATGATTAACTTATTAAGTGCCCCTGCAATCTCCTTCATTGATGCTCTTGTGTCATCTCTGAGTTCACCTACATCTTCGTGAAGTAACCCAATCCTGTCTATAATCAATTGCATCCCTAAATCCTGTTGGTTCTTTTGTCGTTGTTCCATCTTCTGTTAACCTTTACTTGTATAAATCCTGCATATTATCTGGTAGTTGTAACCTATCTATTTCCGCTAGATAGGAGGTGTAGCAATGATTCCTATCGAACCAAAACAAAGTATCAATCAAGGGTCTAAAGAACCTACCGAATATCTTGTTTTGTTGTTCTGTTCTGTAGGCTCTACTTGATAGTGTCTCATCAGGAGAACCACCAAGTAAAGCATTACATAACTGATCTACTGCTATCGCGTTATAGAGCAGATATTGTTTCATTACTTCATTACGCTAGGTCTTTATTTTCTTGTGATTCAGAGAATCCAATCAATACAGAGACTTTAGTAGCCAATCCAGATGTTAGGTTATTAACCCAAAATTCCAAGCCTGCTGCATCAGCTTCACGACCTAGGACATTCAAGTAAAGTAACTTAATGAAGTCACTGAAAGATACTGCTGAACCGTACTTGGATTTGAATTCCAAGCTATCAATGAATGCACCTGCAATGCTCTCAAGTGCCACACCAGAGGCTAACTGATCTTCCCAGAATGCCAGCCCTGCAATATCAGGTAAACGATTAAAAGCAGCTTTGTACAACCTGTATGCTTGTCCACTATCTACTTGAGCTTTAGTTACTCTCATAGAGACTGATGCTTTGCTTAGTTGTTGCACTGGCACTGAAGTATCAAGAACTTCGCACGTTACTGTAATTGATCTTGATTCACCTTTAGCCCAATTAACTACTAGAACTTGAGCTTTAGTTACTTCACCTTGAGTTACGAATACAACGGAAGGATCAGATGCAGTCCATTTGTACTGATAATTAGGAGTACCACCTTGTACTTTAGCGTGGAGTAGTCCTGAACTATAGAACAAGTCATTCTCTTTGTAAGAAGGGGGAACATCTTGTTGTAGGCTCAATGTCATTGGAACTGAAGGAAGGAATGACCACTCAGGAGCGAACTCAACACCAGCAAAAGCAGTGCATGTCCATGCATCAAAACAATCAGCTTTCATTACTTCGTAAGTAATTACTCCAAACCCATTATCACCCCAAGTAGTACCCCATGAGTTCTCAGTAATGAACCCACCTAAATCGTCATCGTATCCTACTAGAACTACAGCATGACCTCCAGCATTAGGATAGTCATCATTGATGATTTGCTTGTACTTGCATGACTCAGTACCTAATGCACCTTGGATACCGAAGATAGTAGTATTCACAAGGAGAGCTACCGTAACTGGATAACCCATAGCCAATGCAGCTTTTACCATTTCAATAGAGAATGTATCATCCACTGGAGATAAAATAGAGAAATTACCAACGCGTTCGTACTTGGTTACTTTTCGTTGTAGTGCTTCTGTGTAAGCCTCAAGGGATGGTTCTGCGTTCACTAAAGCTGGATTAAAGGGCCATGTGGATTCAAGAGGGATACCAACCTTAGCAATGGACTTAAAACCATCAAGAAGATAAGCACCACCGTCGATTCCTCTTAGGTTGCTGTAGTCCTTTCGGATATTGAAGTAATTAAACAATCTACTCAAATCCACGAAATTACCATTCTTCTGTAGGAGCATCTCAAGTGCAGATACAGTAGCATTAGCTACGCAGGAACTCGTCTGTAATTGATTCTCCACTGCACCTGAGTAAACCCTAAGATCAACCCGAGTAGGTAGATTAGGAGTAATACCAACCGGGATAGATAACAAGAAGTCTCTGTTATCCCTTGGTTGAGGCACGACATTAAATAAAGGGTATGTTTTCATTGTATCTCCTGATTGTTTATTTGTATCATTTGTATTATTTATACTTATAATCATAGACCTAGTTCCTGCATTAACTCAGGGACTGAATGAGGACAATCTCCAATTGAACTAAAGTCCCCATCTGTACTACCCGTAGCTTTCCTTGTGTAGTAAAGAGTCCATATGGATTTAATCCATGATTGAACTGCTAGGCACTTAGGTAGACCTTGCATTACACCAATTGCTAGTAATCCAATAGCACTTCCACTTACTTGCTGGAACTCAAAGTCATGAGCAGATGACCACAAAGAAGCAATACGATCAGCCTCTGCCTTCTGGGAAGCCACCAGAGCCTTTTGGTTGTTCTTTTCGATCAAGTCAAGGGGTAGCTCTTGGATTACCCAAGATTCCTCCCAGTGACCCTTTTGAGTCAACGTAGGGGTACTCTCTTGAATGGACTGAATGATAGGATCATAAGTTGGCTTTGGGGTACTGAAGACTACCGAGTAGACTTTTGGTGCAATGAAGGGATCACCGAAGGATGTGTTAGGGAAGATATTTCGGATTTCTTGCTCTGAGTGAACAAGGAGTGATTCTGTGTTTATGTATTTCATGATTTTCCTTAAATTATTGATAGGTTGCGGGATAGACCGCTGGGGTGTGCTACACTAAGTGCTTGTTTATTGATTACAAGGAGTTATATGCAGAACAGTAAAGACTTAAAAGAGTGCTTGGAGTTAGTCAAACAGGCGTATGTAAAGGCGGTTGAGATTTGCAATAACAACGAGGATTCACTTTGGGGACCAGTGGTTTATGATGGTAGCAAGAAAGGTGAATACATAAAGCACTCACTTGAAGATGCATTCAGTGAAGAACCCTTGATTCACTCTGCCAATGCAGAAGATAGACAAGAGTTCATTACTGAATTACAGAAGGAACCCTTGTATAAATTCACCGTGGTACAAACAGGAGAGACTTGGGTAGGGTCAATGCCAGAAGGTTCACCTTTACCTAGTGCTAAAATTACTATTGGATGGGAACCAACGGAGCAGTTAGTTATTGAAAAGAAACCACAATCATGATTCCTGAGCAATTACTTGATCTTGTACTACTAAACAACTCAACCTTGCGAGATGTACTTGAGGTATATCAGAATGAAGGTCAGTTCTGTAACAATCCTACTGAAATGGATGAACAAGAGACTGAAACCTTCTTTCTTGAATTAGCTCAGGGGATTATTGAAAAGGTGAAGTTAAGGTAGTGGTTTCTTTTAGATACTTATAGTAACTAGGGATTGATATGTTAAATTTTATACAAGCGTCTTCAACATGACTACCGTTACTTATGCAATCAATAACAAGTAAGGCTCTTCTTTTAGTATCCTTAGATTTCTTATCTAATCGAACATCTTCAAAAGAGAGTCCAAAGTTAGGTAAATACTTAACAAGTGATTGATGGGATAGCTTAAAATCTTTCAATCTCTTGGTAGCTGCATCTCCTTGAACCCACCAAGCCTCTACAAATATTTCCATATTTCTTAAAGTGGAAGCAACTTGAGGATTTCTGCAAAAAGTTAACCCTGTAATTACTTCCCACTCTGGTATGTACTTCATGATTGTACAAGTGCTGGTTTTAAAATTCTTACTTCCTTGTTTAATCCCTGTACTACTTGAATGCATTTCTGAAATAATTTTAAATATGTACAGCCTAGTTTTACAAGATTTACTATCTGTACCTCCTTTTGACTCTACTATGTCATGATTAAATAGAATTACGTCATTTGATTTAAAATGATTAAACCAAAATAATTCACGTTCTTTTACTAGCTCTTTCGTAGTACTCTCTATTACCTCAAATATAAAGTTAGAAAGCCCGTGCTTGTTGTAAGAGAACTGCATATGTTTATTGTAATGATTGCCATTAGAAAGCCTTTTGAAATGCTCCCTTTTTCTTCTTTTTACACTGCAAGTCCTCCCTATGTAGACTTTATTATTACTCGTACAAGTGATTTTATAAATGAACTCATTCATGCAAAAGCCCAGTACTGATAAGTAACGGAGTTAGCATTGATAGAGCAAGTAGCTTCTTGGTTAACTACTATACCTGAACTTGCAGGATCGACGCAATCCGCTGAAGTAATTTCCGCTGCTGTACTATTTAACTGCAAAGCGAAATCCGCTGAAGCAACAATTCCACGTACGGAATCATAAACCCACCAACTACCTGTTGTACTAGAGGCTTTTACTAAGAAGTACCTACAACCAGTTGTAAAACCCATGTTAATAGTCTGAGAAGTTCCATTGCCTACGTAAGTTCCAACTTTAGAAATGCCTGCCAATGAAGCTGCTAAGTATGTCACGTAAGTTGCTGTATTTGTATTAACATTAGCACCCATTCCTACTGTGAAATTACTAGCAGTTGGTGTTGTACTATTCCAAGCAGTAGTATCTGTAACAGCAGCAGCCGTAGAATTAAGAACTAACTTTTGAGTATTACCTAAAGCTGCAAAATATACTTCCCATTGAGTTGCGCCAGAACGACCTTTACGTATAATCAACTCAGGTACTGCTTTTAGATTATGAGATTCTGATTTAATAGAACCAGTTCCTGTATCACACGAGGAATCAAATACGCCAACTGCGCGTTTGAAGAAGTGGTTGATGTAGGGAGCGCCACTTTGATTTATTAAGATAGTTGAGGCGTCTGCACCAACCTTGATACCGTCCATCACATCAAAACCTGTTACGTTGTCCATTCCCGCTGAATACTCTGGGTCAGATGTCGCAGATTGAAGCAGGTTATTTTTCCCGCGCAATCTATCCCACCATCCGTGCGTTGAATTACTTGTTTGTCTTGATTTTGTGAATACCAAATCAGGCGCAAACCCCACCCCAGTAACCGTAGCAGCAGCCCCCGTACCAGTCCGAGCAATCGCGTTGTAAACCTGCGTGCCAACTGTAGGTGGCTTGTTGGGGCGACGGATTGCGAGGTAGATGTAGGTGGAAGATGCGGTTCCACGACTATTGGTGACTTGAAAGCCAGTAGCTGTAGGATTCACAAAACCACCCGTTGGGCTTTCTGCGTTGGACAGATTACTGAACAGAACAGGCGAATAATCAGATGAAACAAAGCCACGCATCTGATCCAGCATCCCCCAGTTGCCTGTGGCATCCGTGCGTTTGTATTGAATGAACTGCGGTTCCCACCCAAGATTAACATTAGGTGCATTACCACTTGCATCAGTAGTAAAACTCCCGCACTGAATAATCCCATCAGTGCTTGTGTCGTGAGCGAATAAATAGGCTACGTAGGTTTGTCCAGCACCGTTGATATCAATTGCACCCCCAACTGTAAAAACTGAACTATTTGGATCAACTGTTACTGAACCATTTCCGAATAAAGTTGCAGCACTTGCACTTGCTTGTGCATTTGTTGAGTTAAGTTGAATGTAATTTCCAGATGTTAATCCCCTATGCCATACCCACCAGTTGTAACTAGAGGATGAGCACTTCACGATCACCATACCCGGAGCAACCCCCAGTGAATGAGGAATCTGCCTACCTGCTACATTGTTGCCGGAGTAGGTCACAACATCAAAGAATTTGGGGGCTTTGCGGAAGGCCCATGAGACGTATGTATGACTGTTCTGGTTCAAGCGGTTGTAAACCGCAGGTGCGTTTAATGTGTAGCCAGATGCCCCAAACGAACCGAAGTCACCAGTAATATCCGTTCCAGCGTTGACGCCATCAGTCTGCAACGCGGTATTTGTCCCGCGTGATGTATCGACTAGACAATGAACCTGTACTGCGCCTCGCTCCTTCGTCCAAACCATCCCGCCCTTACCCGCTAGATCAATCCCGTTGTTGATCGTCTGGGTGGAGCCGTTGCCGGTGTAGGTGTAGGCGGAAAAACATTCATCGACCCAAAGTTTATCTACACCACCTGACGCTGCTAATAATTTACTCGCTAACATTTAAATTCTCCTTGCAATTATCACCGTGCCATATTGGGTAAGTATTTACAGGAATACTTCTATTACAATGAGGGCAGATTTTTCTTGGTTTTAATAATCCCTTACCATTTTCAGATATCTTTTGTCTGTGCTCTGCACTAAGAATTCTTCCCTTCATTGGGGAAGGCCTACCTTTAAGTGCATCAGAAAGTTTCTTTTTAGTTTCTTCAGATGGTCTATAGTCAGAGTCCAGTCTAGCTTGAGCTATATTTGCTCTACCTTGTTCGGACTTTGGTTTTCGCATATTTTGTTTATGCTCATCTGTCAAGACCTTTCCTTTTTGCGAAAGTGAAATTTTTAGTTTTGTTTCATCTGTATGCTTTCTTCCCCACCAAGCACAAAGTTCACCTGTATTCCCAAAGTTAGGATTATTTTCACCAGTCATATCTCTAGACTGTCCTGCTGCACCATCTCCACCTTTTGTCAGATTAGTCAAAGGACCAGTCCCTAAATCAATCCTCCCTATGGTACTAATCAAGTATTCTTCTAACTCAAATGCGTTATTTTCTTCTAGGTTAACATTAATGAATTTAATACTTGGTTCTTGCCCTGATCTAAGAATTTTACGAATAGTACTAATTTTTAATTTATTACAATCAGATGTAGTCTCTTTCTTAGCTTCTTGAAGGTGGCTCAAATATCGCTTACCTTTTCCTTTACCTACATAAAAGGGAGTACCATTTGGTTTATAGTACACATAAACATAAAATTCATTGTTCATAATTTACGCTGTATCTCCCAAGTGCGAACCATATAAAGTACTATTAACCTTCCAAAGTACCACAGAGGTCTTCCCTGCTGAGAATAAAGTAGGTGCTACTCCAGATCCTCCTTGCTTAGTCCACACTGCGCTTGGCCATGTAATCGTAAATGCTCCTGGAGTAATCACTAAAATAATACTTCCACCTGACGTAAGTGAATCCGTTGGTGTACTATTAGCGCTCAATGTCCAAGTCTGAACTGCACCATTACTAGCAAGCAAAGCAGGGGTAGTTCCAGTCAAAGAGAAGACAATTTCAGTAATTGTTTTATTAGTAAAAGTCTCAGCACCTGTTAAAGTAGCTACACCTGTAATAGCACCTGTAGAACCATTCACAGAAGATACACCCAGGACAGCACCTGTATTTCCATTAAAGGAAGTAACCCCAGCTACTGCACTTATTCCATCTGTCCAAGCTGAACCTGAGTACACTCTCCATTTACTCAAGGTAGTATCGTAATACGTTGCACCTGCAAGCAAAGCAGCACCTTGATTATCAAGAGTAGGAGGTGATGATTTATTACCTAGGTTTAATTTACTTGCATTGATTTCGCTAGTCAAAGCATTAGCTGCTGATGTACTTGCTGCTGTTCTATCAAGACCAGTCTGTACTCTATCCGCAGCAGTCAATGCAGCATTCGCTACGGCAATACCAGCCTGCACAGTAGCTGTAGTAGCATCAACATCAGCAGATGTAGCCAAAGCGTTAATCTCAGGTATAATCAAGTTCATCTCAGGGGTGAACGTATCCTCAAGAGCACTAACCCAAGCATCGGCTAAGGTAGCAAAGGTACTAGGATTGGACCTCTGAGGTGCTGGGGGTAAAGCGGTTAATGTAGTCATTTATTTCTTTCTATGGTTATACTAGACCTTCAACTTGCAATGAGCAAAGTGAATAAGTTGGATATTGAATAGTTACGTTGAAGTCCCTGTAGTATCCAAAGACGATCAAGGGTTTGTACATTGAATCCTCTGAACCA